ACTCACGCCAACGGTTGGGTGTTTGCTGTTAACGATCTTGCTTGCGATGCTAAGCATTACCGGGAACGGCTCGTAGAACTCGCTACCCGTGCTGCTGCGGCTGTAGGTGCAAACCACTGCGCAGTGGATATCCTAGTCAAGCATCCGGCTAATCGTCCGATGAGGGACTGGGACATGGTTGTGTGTGAGATCAACTCGGCACCGGCTTTGGAAGCAGACAGTACCCTCAATGCGTACGTTGAGGCATTCCGTACCAAACTAGGAGAGATGTGATGACTAATAAAGAACCCCAGGTTCTAGTAGATGCACGGCGCGTAGTAGCACTAGAACCTATCATCAAAGCCTTCATGGCAGGTAAGGATATCCAAGTCAAGCTAGATGGGCGGGAAGAATGGCAGGATGTTACATGGCTCTCACCTAACTGGGCATCGAATCGTTGTGAGTGGCGCATCAAGCCAGGAACGCACTACTTGGTTAAGTTTACACGCAAGCGTGACTGCTGGCTTTATAGCGGGGAGAGTAACTACTTATACACCGACAGCAGGGATCGTGCGGAAAAGAACCTTGAGGACGTTACAAAATTACTATCTGTAGAATCTGCTCGTATCGTCAAGTTAGTGGAGGTGCCCGAATGAAACAGATGATCTACCTATGGCTTGGGTACAAAAAAGTAACGTAGGAGTTCCGATAATGGAAAAGTATATCGCTGTGTACAGGGTGCGAGACGCTAAAGGCAAGCATAGGATGGGCTATGTTTGGCTTAAGAAACGGGGTAAATCTAAATGTTTAGAAACCGTACAGTCTAAGCTCGAAAACGGAGATGCCTTAACCAACATCTGGTCAACAGATTGGAGAGACACTAACTACTCCTACACTAAAGAATTAGGGAATGAAGACAAGCCAGATCAAGACTTCGTACCTCTGATACGAGGACAAGTAAAGTGGCGACAGAAAGGAAAAGGATGGTCGCTGCGCAAGAAAGAAACTGTGAAAGAGATTAGAACCTACGTACCAAAAGCCTATGTTCACAAGCAAGCGCCTCGCGTGCTCAACAAGGAGTAATAGAAATGCTAATTGGTTGCGATCCAGAGCTGTTCCTAACTGTAAATGGAAAGCTAACCCCGTGTGTGGGCTTGATGCCGGGGACAAAACAAAGACCCTTTGCTATTCCTAGTGCCCACGGCCTGAAGGTACAAGAAGACGGTGTTACTCTAGAATTTAACGTGGCTCCAGTGGAACGCCATGCCTTCGCATCGCATATTCGGGGCTCTCTCAAAGAGCTGTCTAAATTTGTTAGGTTGCGGATTCCGGAAGGTAGTTGGCAGGTTCAAGCTACTGCTAGATTCACCAAGGCGGAGCTTAATAGCGAACAAGCCATGCTCTTAGGGTGCGACCCGGACTGCAATGCGTGGGCGAAAGGTCGTCAAAGATTTCCGCCGTCCATAAAGCAGATTAGGAACGATCGGTTTGCGGGTGGGCATCTGCATTTCGGTTACGACAAAGCCGCGTGCAGCGTACCGCCGTGGGCCTTGATCCAGTTTATTGAAGTTATGGGATACCTTCCTGTCTTGCCCGCAGATAAGCAGGGACGCCGGCGACTTTTCTACGGGAAGCCCGGCTTGTACCGTGAGAAGGAATACGGAGTGGAGTACAGAACTCCTTCTAATTTCTGGCTGTTGCAGCCTGACTTGACTTTGTCGATGTCGCGTGCGGCGGAATCCGTTGTAAAACATCCCGAGTTAGCACGGCAACTATGGCCTCAAATCAACGCGATGTCAAAGCAGATTCAACGTGACATTACCACGGAAACTTTATCCGAAGAGGTTCGCGCGCTGTCAAGATCTTTGACTGCTGCTTTTTCAAACGCCGATAGGGAGAATTGATGTGGACTTATTCGACACTGAAACTTTTCATAGGTACTATCGTAATAGCTGGATCATAAATCCAGTTACCGGGACGGTTGCTCAGATTCGCTCCGTTAAGGGGGAAGAAGTGTTGTTGACTGACGGTAAGAATAACATGTCCGTCCCTCGTAAAGACTTGGACTGGGCACATGTGCGTACTCCGGAACTCGGATATCGTACACATCCCTCTAAGCATTACGTTATGTATGCGGAAAGGGTACCGGGAAGGACAGTGACCAAGGGATTTAACGATGGTAACATTCGGATTTCTATTCCGGAGTGTTGCCGTGTCTCGTATGCGGCAATAACGGATATTCACATCAATGAGCATATTCAAATAACCAGTACTGTAGCTAAAGAAATATTTCATCCATCGTTCTTGCGGCTGGAAGAAGCTATCGCAAACCTCGCCAAGAATCCCAAGGCTACCGGATACGCTTTAAGTCCTAGCTGGGCGCTCTGTTTGGGACCGGCAGGGGCAGACTACATGCTGTTATTTAAGGGAGTTCTAGTAGCCGCTTCCACGACAGGGGCGGACTGGCAGTGGTTGGATTCTGTAGCTGAAGAACTGTTCAACAATAGCTCGGTACGCTAGCATGAGAAAAGTATTAGTCTACGGAAGTTTGAAACGAGGATTCAATAATCACAATGAATTCTTGGGAGGTTCGGCGCTGCTCGGAAAGACTTTAGTTCCGGGAAGAATGTATAATTTAGGTGCATTTCCCGGTATCCGTTTGGATCAAAGCGGTTCAGTAGCTTGCGAAGTATATGAGGTAAATGATCTAATTGTTAGGCATCTTGATAGACTTGAAGGCTTCCATAAACAGGGTAGCGAGGATAATTTTTACGACCGTGTACCAGTCAGATTTATCTTAGATGGTGAACCTATGACCGGAGAGATCTACGAGGTTAACAAACGATTCCTACACGGCAAACCTGTAATCGAATCAGGAGAGTGGACATGGCCAGCATAGCTGAGCGGTTTGGTAAGGTGCCTCACAAAATGCTCCAGCCTTCTAAGGAGTTAGCGATTCCAACAGCCAAAGTAGGAATCGAAGTAGAAGTTGAAGAGTACAAGGTGGACGTAGTAAAACCAAATAATCCCTTTTGGACCACAAAGATCGACGGCTCGTTAAGGAATAACGGGATGGAATTTGTTACTATAGGAGGAATGGTCGGGGAGGAAATTGAAAAAGCAGTAGAGTGGTTGTGTGATGTAGCCATTAAAAATAAACTGTCCACTGGATATCCTAGAGCGGGAATCCATATTCATATGGACGTAACGGATATGAACAGCACGGATAGTCTGGAATTAGCACGACTAATGCAGACGGCAATGATCCTAGAACCAGCCATGTTTGCTTATGCAGGAGAGCATCGGCGTGCGTGTGGTTTCTGTGATGCTTTCCAAGATTCGAGCGCAGACTTTAATTACATTAGCGATGTCTTATTCCGTTGGGATGACAAAACGCTTACTCCAAATATCAATAGACTCTTGAGCGAGGATACAAACTATATTAGCAAATACCAAGCTATTAATCTACTTCCTCTTTCAAGATTCGGAACCCTTGAGTTTAGGCAACTGCCTACCACGTTTGATAAACAAAGAATCATGGATTGGATTAACGTAATCCTATGCCTAAAACGCTTTGCCCAATCTTTTCGCGGAGATGTTGTTGCATTAGCCAAGGAGATTGGTGGGAAAGTTTTCTTCGAGCGAGTTTTAGAACGCTGGTTGCCGGTACTTGGGCCGCACTATACTGATGAAGGGTTCAATGCCGGCCTAATAACAGCTCAACTAATTCAACTAAGGAATAGGAATGCACTGAAACCTCTGCGTCTAGTTAAACCTTTAGACGGCCTCGGGAAGGGGCTTCTGGAAACCAAGGTTGCTAAGAGGCGCGCGAAGACGCCCAGGAATGCTGCCCCTCAACTCTTAAATGAAGAAGATAGACTGAGAGAGCTGTGCCGACTAAGGGCGAACTACCCATTTGAGAATATAGGGGCGATTATTGAACGTATCCAGAGACTTAGGGAGGAGGTGGAGACGGTAAACGATGTACCTGAGGATTGGTTTCCGGAACTCCGTAAACATCCTGATTTCTATCTCGCCTTTGACAATTGGCGTCATTATCGCGACCGGCAATTTGTGGCGGGAGTTACTGCTATTAGAGCGGATCATAATGCTCCGAAGATAAGCGTCATAGTAGACACCACAAGAGCATCATATTTCAACCCCGTCGCTATGGCATGGCGACCGTATCCGCAGCTTAACGCAGACCCTGCTCCATTTTAAGACTGGCATCATCACGTTAATTTTCATTTCCTAAAGTAAGGAGAGAGTACTTTGTGCGGAATCGTAGGGTTATTTAACGGTGAGAAGCATACTCACCAGATGCAGCTTGACAAATTCTTGGTTACCGGCTGCATTACTGGTGTTGTTCGAGGAATGGATAGTACTGGTATTTACCAAGTACAGGACGACAAAACAGTTCGCATATACAAGAAGCCCCTATCGGGGTACGACTTCGTGCAGTTAAAAGCAGCACAGGAATTGTTAGGTAATGCCCACAAGACTGTGGCTACTGTTATCCACCACCGAGCCGCTACTCATGGCTCGGTATCTCAAGAAAACGCCCACCCATTCGATCATGAGTCGGAGGATAACTACATTGTCGGCGTCCACAACGGTACCGTACAACAGTTCAATAGGAAGGAAGGCGGCCTACATTTTAATGTAGATTCCGACTGGCTGTACTACAAGATCCTTACGGAGGGACCGCAGAAAGCGCTGGGAGATCTAAATGATAGCGCCGCGTACGCTCTTGTATGGTACGATCAGCTTAAGGATAAGCATTACATTGCGGCTAACGGGCAGCGTCCGATCTCATGGGGATTCGTAAAGGGAAAGAATGTGATGCTATTCGCGTCAGAGCACCAGCACTTGTACTGGATGGCTAGTCGTTATGGCCTTCAGTTTGAAGAAGAGATCTGGTCCCCGCAGAACAATGTAGTGTACGAGTTTGACGCGGATGATCTGCGTAAATACAAAACTTTTGATATCCCTAAACAAGAAAAGATCGTCATCCCAAAGAAAAGTATCTCTAGCTGGGATGCAGGCACTGCCTCTTGGAAGAGGTCGCGAGGGGCTGGTATTGGAGAAGATACTCCGCAGAATAAAATCAATATTCAATACGATAAAAAGGCTATTCTGGATGAAGGCATAGGCACAGATAAACAGTATAACTTCTGGCCAGATTTTAATACTATGTACTTATCCGAGGACTGGCCTCGGTTAGTGGAAGGTTTGCTGGTCAACTCTGAAAACGAAGATGAATACTATGACGCAATAACTGTTGTTAACGAGTCTAGGTTTAGTGAACTGGAGGCATGTTCTTTTGCTACTGCCTTTCCTATAGCAGTTCGCACCGTAACTAACAAAGCTACAGCACACATTACTAAACAGATCTACGCAACCCTTACAGGATTTCATCAAATAGAACAATATAGCAAGGGTGAGGAATTGTATGTAGGGCCTCGCGGGAAGAATCTTACGGAAGCTAAATTCAAGGAAATGGTTAGCGGTGGTTGCATTAATTGTTCGTGCGAAATAACACCAAAGCAACAAGATCTTATTACATGGGTTAACAACGGCACAGATCCAATGTGTCCTGATTGTGTGGATAAACAGGCGAACGTCGTACAAATCAAGAAAGGTGCGAAGCTATGACAGAAGTTGATAAGCTTACTCTTAGTTGTTCTTCTACGCAGATTACTAGCAACTGCGGCTTTGCTCATGTCTCCTTCATTGATATAAGAGACAAGAACGGTAAGACAGTTACAGATGTAAAGAGATTGGAAGCGTGGATTGATTCCGGGGATTTCGATACGCAGTTACTGAATAAGGCGCGGTATTCTCCTACCGCACCGCGCTCCTGTGTAGCGATATCACAGAGAGTAGCTAGTAATTTCGGAGGGGATGCCGATGTTGCCACTAGCCAGACTTATTGTGGAATTGCATTATTGATGGCTCTGGCAAACTCCACGAAAGGTATCTTCATGATGACGCCTCCCATCTACAACATGGCGCATCCAGGTGGAGACTCTGTGATAATCTGCGCATTGTATATTCCGAGTACGGTGCAGAACTCCATCTTATTGAACGAAGCAGTCTATCGCATCCAAGATGATAAGATGCCTGTGAACACTTGGAAACCTAAGAGAGCAGCGGACTCGTGGCAAAAGCTCAGCGAGAAATTACCAGACCAGTTGAAGAGGACATGGACATGCTTGACCAAGCTAAGCTATCCATCGGAGCAGACTTTGGAAACCTCCCCGAAGGAACTCAACTCAGTGGGCAGCTCTGTCCCTACTGTAATGGAGGGGCCAGCAGAGAAAGAACTCTCTCCGTTAAAGCCACACACTCCCACATCACATATACCTGCCATCGCAGTTCCTGCGGAAAGAGGGGTACAATCCTTAGGGGAACCCTCCAAGGTAAAATTAGCTCGGAAATCTACTGCCCCGAAAAGGAAGAGAACAAAAGACCCGTTCGGCTGGTAAAGCTGAACGATAAGGTAACGAAATTCTTACAGGATACCTATGATCTTTCGGAGAAAGATATTGTCAGGGCTGGCATATGCTGGAATGAAACAGACAGTCGCTTGGCTATCCCTATCAGGGATGCTTACCGAACAACCGTAGGGTGGAACTACCGAAAGCTAGACAAGTTTCAGCAAGGGCCGAAGAGTAGAATTGAGATGCTGGCCTCTCATCACGATGCTGTTATCATGGCATGGTATCCTATGATGATGGCTGTGACAGCGAAGATCCCGGTAATATTGGTTGAGGATCAACTGAGTGCAATCAAGGCAGCAGCATACATGGACGCAGCAGCTTTACTTGGTACTAACCTTTCGCTCAGTAAAGTAAATCACTTGCTAAAGCTAGGTGTTCGCGATATAATCATAGCTCTGGATAGGGACGCATCTGGACAAGCGGCTAAGTTAGTGCAGACATTCAGGCCGCTATTCAATAAAATGAGATTTCTTCCTCTAGAACGTGACATAAAAGACATGACTGCGCACGAGATTTCAAAGTTACTTGAACCCTTATTCTGAGGATAACACAATGACAACACTAGATTCTGTTCTCACCGTTGCTGGTAAGAAATGGTTCTCTGCTAAGAAGATTCCTCTCACCACAGTCATTAATATGGGCGGGGAAGATTTTTGCGACTTAAAATACTGTTGCGGAGCGGCGGAGGTTTACGTGGGATACGAAAATAATACTACACGTCTGCTGGGCTCCATTCTTCTTGCTTCTCAAAAACACGGGTTGATTATTAGCACAGTAAACGAGGCACAGATGGGCGCGATTCCATTGTTTGAGGAACTAGGATTTACTGATTCTGGCTGGGTTAAAAATCCCAAATCCGGGCGTCGTATTCGTGCCTTCACTCTAGTATTCCCTCGCGGTATCGTAAATTATACCAAGCTAAGGGCCGCGACGTTTGCAAAAACGCGGGGTTTACGCGATGACTGGTGATACGCGGGAGGCTATTCCTTGCGAAGAGAAAGATAGATTGAATAAGGAAGAAAAAGAAACGAAGAAAGAACCACTAGGATACTGGACTGGATGGGATAACTATGACGATTGAGAGGCAGGCGTTAGCAGCTACCGTGCGAGCGAGGGATGCTTGGGCTAGAATCCACAAGAACATCAAGCAGGATGCCTTCTCGCCCTATGGTAAGGTAGTGCTAAGTCTAGCGACTGAATACTACGACAGAGATGCGAATGCCCAGTCCATCCCACAAGAAGCCATGCTCGCCATCGTGGCGACCAAGTTCGACAAGTCACAGAAGCACCGAGAGATCTACACCACCTTCGTACAGGAGGTCTACGGCACTGAGGTTTCCGCGAACAACATCGCGGAACTAGTGTTAGAGATCAAGCGCAAGGATGTAGGTACTAGGCTGGGCACGGCACTTATCAATGCCGATAACCCTAAGGAAATCAATGAGTTACTAGAAACCTATGAAGCTCTATCCTTGGCTAGTGCGGACAAAGAAGATGAAGAGATCTATGAAGGCGGTAATGTAATGGGTTTGGTGGAGCAGAACTTCGACGAGTCCAACAGGATTCACCTGCTCCCTAAATCCTTGGACAAGATGCTTAAGGGTAAGACCAAGAGGGGTCACCACATTGTAATCGTGGCAAGACCTGAGACTGGTAAGACTGCTATCACCCTGTCCATTGCTCGTGCGTTCGCCCTGCAAAAGTTGAGGTTCATGATCTTCGGGAACGAGGAACCAGTTGCTGATACTCGCATGAGAATGGCCTCATGTCTGTCGGGTATGACGGACGAGGAGATCAGAGACAATCCCAAGGATGCCCAAAGATTGTTGGATGAACGCGGATGGAATAACATCATCTTCATTCCTCTCAACCCAGGCACTCCGCGAGAGATTGACAGGTACCTAGAGAGATACAAGCCGGACGGGCATGCCATCGACCAGATCCGTAACCTTAACGTCGGTGCTGAGACGCGGGTTAACCAGCTAGAGATGGCAGCTACAGCTAATCGTAACTTAGGCAAGAAGCACAACTCAGTAGCCGTGTCCGTTACTCAGGCTGGAGATAGTGCTGAGGGTAAGTTGATCCTGACGATGGGAGACGTAGATTTCAGCAACACTGGTATCCCGGCAACAGCAGACCTGATGCTTATGGCCGGTACTAATCAAGATTACAATGCCTCCAATCTCAGAATGTTCAACCTTCCGAAGAATAAGATCAGCGCAGTACATACCAACTGGCCAGTGAAGATTAACCAAGCACTGAGCCGCATCGAGGACATAGATACATGATTCAGATTAAACACAACGGTGTGTGGTGCGACGTGTTGAGTGTAATGGACATTGTTGATAAGGATCGCCACTTAGATATGTTCGAGGAACGAGGGGATGTAGATGATGGTACTGGTAGGGATGTTGGAGTACCTATCAATGCTGATGATCTGAACGAGATCGAGCTTGGTTAAATAGTTCTTGACGAGTGGTCAGATCTGTGGTAGAATGGTTCTATGGAACCTACGAGATTGTCTACTCTGGATGAAAAGAAATAAAGCTTGACAGACTGTTTGAAACATGTTAAACTAACTGTAACAGACAGCAACAGTACTGTTAAAGATAACGGTTAAAAGCTTTACTGTTAACAGTACTATAAAGAAACAGTAAAAGCATAACAGTAACAGAAAGGAGAAGCTATCGTTAAAAGAACAATACAGATTCTACTGTTCCTGCTATACGCTTTAGCTTTCTATCTCTTCCTGTACATACCTAGGAGAAGCCTATAAAGAATCCGAATATATACAGACAAGGCTCGTACATTTGTCTCGACTTCGAGACAACTGCACTTGAGTTCGGTTCTGCCCTGAACATGCAGAACGAACTCCTGTTAGCGTGTTGGTTCGATTCTAGAACCAACCAGTACAGGAGCTGTTGGGGAGATGAGAACAGCCAAGACGAACTCCTAGATGCCGTACGTTCCGTTGACTTCATCGTAGCTCAGAATGCCAAGTTTGAGCTAGCTTGGCTAGACCGCTGCGGCGTAGATCTACACGATATCCTAGTGTTCGATACGTTCCTCGCAGAGTGGATCTTGCTAGGAAATCTTAAGGACCCTAAGGATCTCTCTAGCCTGGCCAAGAGACGAGGCATCAGAGGTAAGGTTGACTCCGTAAGCTGGCTGATAAAGAACGGTGTAGATCCGCAGAACATCCCCAAGCCTTGGCTGGAGGAGTATTGCCTAGAGGATGTACGAACCACCCTTGAAGTTTACCTAGTACAGAGAGAAGAGCTAGCCTCTCGTGACCAGCTACACCTACAGCTAGCAAGGTGTATGCTTACCCCGGTACTGGTAGACATGGAATCCAACGGCATTCATCTAGACCACAAGAAAGTCATGGAAGAATACCGCGCTGTTTCTAATGAACTAGCTGACGTAGAGTTAGAATTAGCTGAGTACGGAGACCTCAACTGGAGGTCACGCCAGCAGGTCGCAGAGTTACTGTACGACGAACTACAGTTTGCAGAGGTAAGAGATAGAGACGGCCCTGTACGTACGGCCTCCGGCCAACGAGGCACGTCCATTGATATCATTTCCAAACTAAGGGGAGATACCCCAAAGCAACGCAGGTTCCTTGAACTGTTCAAGAAGCAAGCAAACCTACAAGCCAAGCGGTCTAAGACCCTTGAGTTCTTTCGAGGAATATGTGAAGAATATGACTGCAAATTCAACGGTTCTTACAACCAAGGCATCACCGCAACCCACCGGCTTTCTAGTTCGGGCAGGAAGTATTCATTTACGACGCTGCCAAAACCACTCGGTGTACAGCTCCAGAACATGCCTCGCGAATACAAGGGGCTGGTTACCGCATCGAATCCGGGTTGGTTGATAGTTGAAGCCGATCAAGCGCAGCTAGAGTTCCGAGGGGCAGCAGCCTTAACTAGTGATCCAGTTGCTGTCCAAGAGATCATTGATGAGATAGATGTACACTCCGTAACTAGAGAGTTCTTTAGGTCTCAGGGTGAGTTCAAAGGACTGGACGATAAGGAAGCTAGACAGCAAGCTAAGCCTCAGACCTTCAAACCTACATACGGAGGAACGGGTAACACTAAGGCAGAGAAGGCTTACTGTAAGTTCTTCCGTGACAAGTACAACGTGATGTACAAAGTCCAGTACAACTGGGTTATGCAAGTAGTAGCAACAGGGAAGCTGCGTACCCCGTACGGTATGGAGTTCTTCTGGCCGAACGAAAAGGTGAATGCTTACGGTAAAGCTACCAATCAAAACGCCATCTTCAACTACCCGATTCAGGGAGTATCTACAGGTGAGATTGTTCCTATCAGTCTGATATGTTTGTGGCACAGGCTACGTGGACGTAAGGTTCGTTTCATCCTTACGATCCATGACTCTGTTATCCTAGAGGTACATCCAGACGAGGACATGGAATGGATCAAGGAACAGATCGGGCTGGCGTTTACTAGAGATGTGTTCAATGTCCTGAAGAAGTTGTACAAGTTCGAGCTTAAGGTTCCACTTGCTTGTGAGATTAAGATCGGTACCCACTGGGGCAAAGGGGAGGAAACGAAGATTACCTACAATCCTTTGGATATGCAGGATGCCGATGTTGGGTAACCGATAAAATCCCTTGACAGATGGGTAAATCTGTGGCATAATGGTTCTATAGGTGGTACAGAACGCGGTTACTTCTCTGTAAAAGAAACCAAAGCCGCGCTCGTTTGCTCCCCTAAGTTATTTGCTGTTTGTGCGTGGTGTAGAGTTCAGTTACTTCTAATGCTAATAGAGAGGTCGTTGGTTCGAGTCCAACCGCAACCTTAGGGTCGCGTAGCTCAGCCGGTTAGAGCGCTAAAATCTCTGAACTCGTTTGTTCCCGTACTTTAAGTTTCAGTAGTTTATGCTGGTGGTGTAGATGACGGATACTTCAATGCTATAAAGACCGTTGTCGAATCGTTCCCCAACTATAAGGATTCAAAGATGAAGCTGAACACAAAGGTAAAGGCACCGGCAGTCTACACGGCTGAAGGTGCTAAGGCTATTAGTATTGATCCATACTCAGAGCTTCGCCGCTCTGTACTTTCGTGCATGCTGTGGGAGGATACCTTCTACGAGGCAGGTGTTTCCATTTCCGATCGTATCACAGAGCTGGTTGCTAAGTGCGATCCTAAGAAAGTTGCTGCTCTAGCTATCGAAGCTCGTGATACCATGAAGCTTCGCCATGTACCGCTCCTACTTGTTGCTACTCTAGCCAAGCATGCTGGTGGTACGTCCCTCGTTTCAGATACCCTAGAGCATGTGATCCAGCGTGCCGATGAGCCGGCCGAGTTCCTAAAGATCTACTGGCGTAATGGCGTAACTCCGATTGCCAATCAGATCAAGAAGGGTTTGGCCCGTGCTCTTCGTAAGTTCAACGGCTACCAGCTAGCCAAGTACAATCGTGACGGAGATATCAAGCTTCGAGATGTACTGTTCCTTACTCACGCTAAGCCGTCAGAGAAGCAGGTTGGGAATGGTGAGGCAGTTGCTGTCAATGCTGTTCTGAAGAAGGACTACAAGCGCGGCGAGGTAATGCGGCACAAGGATTCACTGTTCCACAAGATTGTCGAAGGAACTCTAGAGACACCGGACACATGGGAAGTCGCACTGTCCGCAGGTAAGGATAAGAAAGCTACGTTTGAACGGTTGATCCAAGAGGATAACCTAGGTTACCTAGCTCTACTTCGTAACCTTCGTAATATGGAGGTGGCCGGTTGCGATCGTTCCATTGTTTCTAAGGCTATCTCAGCGCGTAAAGGTGCTCAGATGGTCCTGCCATTCCGTTACGTCGCAGCAGCACGCGCTGCCCCTGCGTTTGCTCCGGCACTGGACAAGGCTCTTCTAGAGTCCATTGAGGAAATGACTCCGCTGTCTGGTACTACGCTTGTATTGGTAGATGTATCCGACTCGATGAACTCTCGGCTATCAGCCAAGTCTGATCTAACTCGTATGGACGCAGCGTGTACACTCGCTTCGATTATTCCGGGTGATGTTCGGATGATGTCGTTCTCGAATCGTTTGGTAGAAGTACCAGCTTATCGAGGTATGGCTGGCGTAGATGCTCTGCGTAAGTCACAGAGCCACCAGGGTACGGAGCTTTATCAAGCAGTAGCACAGGCTAACAAGATCCCACACGATCGCATCATCGTCATCACTGACGAGCAGGCAGCACAAGGTTCCAGAGTAAACCCCGTTGTTAAGAACGCCTACATGATTAACGTAGCATCCTACAAGAATGGTATTGGCTATGGAGCGTGGCGGCACATTGATGGCTTCAGCGAGAATGTTCTTCGCTGGATTACAGAATTTGAGAGAGGTCAATAATTGAATATGATTCGTGGTTACGTAGAGAGTCTTAGCTCCCGTCCGGGACAGTATGGTTTGATGCACAGCATGAAGGTTGATAATGTTAATTACGGCACTAAGAGTACCATGCCTCCGTGCCGACAGGGAGACTTCGTTGAGTTCTCTGCGGTACAGAACGCCAAGGGATACTGGGATGCAGATGCAAAGTCCATCAAAGTACTACCGACAGGAGCGCCTGCCGCACCTGCTCCAGTTCCACAATTCCCAGTACCAGCTCCGGGATCTGCCCCTCGTCCGGCTGTTCCTTATGTAGATCGTAACGATAGCATTGTCTATCAGTCTAGTCGCAAGGATGCTCTACAATTTCTAGACATCATGGCGACTGTTGGTACCATTGACTTCGGTAAAGCGAAGAATATGGCAGCCAAGCAGGAAATTCTAGAGATGCACTTGGACAAGCTGACTCAGCGATTCATTGAGGACGTAAAGAGGGGGATGCCTCCTGAGCATCCGGCCGAGGAAGTGAAGGTTCGTAAAGCCAAAGCAGCTACTGAGGAATTTGAAGACGACGATATTCCTTTCTAATGAAACTGATGGCTACTTCGGATACTCATTTTGAATTCGATGCCAGCAAATGGGAACCTGCTGAGGTAGCAATTCATTGCGGGGATAGTATGCTACAAGGAACGGCAGCCGAGTGGGATAGAACTTGGCATTCTTTATCCACTATGCCTGCTACCTATAAGTATGCTATCCCCGGCAATCACGATTTCTTCATAGAGAAGTTTTCGCATCTAACTAAGAGAGATCTGGAACTCAATGGCGTTGATTTAATACTTCCAGAAAATCCATTTAGAACGCTACCTAATGGTATGATTCTATTTGCTATACCTTTCGTAATCAATTTACCAGCTTGGGCATTCAATAGAATGGAAAGAGAGATAGCGGAGTATCTACAGAGTTGGTCTACTATTGCATTACCTGACGTAGTAGTAAGTCACGGTCCTCCCTTTGGGATACTAGACAGGACTCAAAGCGGAGAGCGTGTTGGATCTAAAGCAATGCTTAAGTGGTGGGACAGCCTGAAACTTAAACCGAAACTGTGGGCATTCGGACACATTCATGAAGCTTACGGTTCTGTGAATAGGAGGGGCACCCATTTCATGAACGTATCTCACTGCAATGTCGGATACAAGAAAACGAACAAACCGATGTACGTGAATCTATAACAAGGAGTTATGACTGTTGTCTCTATTCGACACAAAGGATTATGCTGTACGTGTAACACAGAATCATATAGAGCCGGGCTTCCCTGGTCAATCATTTGTAGGATACGGTATCTTCAACAAGACTACTGACGTGATGGAGAACTCTACCTCAATTCTTCCGGAAGCTATACGCTGGGCTAAGAATCTACAAGCACTACTTGAAACAGAACGTGAGGATGCCAAACCGGATACGGGAATACAATGGCCGACGAGACCAAACTAATTACACCATGGAGTTCCGTCGGTAACCTAGTCTACAAGCGTACATACGCTAGGCGATTAAACGATAACGATATAGATTCACCCACCGAAGAGTGGGAAGATACAATCAAGCGGGTCGTCGAAGCAAGTAATGAACAACTCGGAGTAGGCTTCTCGTTGCAAGAGCAGCAGAAGCTGGCCCACTATATGCGTACCCTTAAGGGTACAGTAGCAGGCCGCTTCTTGTGGCAGCTAGGGACATCCACGATTGACCAGCTAGGACTTCCGTCCTTGCAGAACTGCGCATGTGTGGTGGTTGATGAACCTGTCAGACCGTTTACTTGGGCAATGGATATGCTCATGCTTGGATGTGGTGTCGGCTTTAATATTCAGAGGGAGTACGTTTATGAGTTACCTAAGGTTCTCGAAACTTTCAGGGGACCGATTAGAAAGGATGACGCAGGAGCTGACTTCATTGTCCCAGACTCTAGAGGAGGTTGGGTTAAACTCCTTGAGTACACTCTTAGAGCAGCATTCCCCTCAGGACGACGCGACAAACCATCATTCACGTATTCTACACAACTGGTTCGAGGAGCAGGCGCACCAATCAAAGGCTTCGGTGGAACTGCTAGCGGCCCTGAGATACTGTGTGAAGGTATTGGAAACATCACTAGAGTCCTCAGCAGCCGACGCGGTAAAAAGCTAAGACCAATTGATTGTCTTGACATTATGAACATCATTGGCTCGATTGTTGTAGCCGGTAATGTTCGCAGGTCAGCTCAGATTGCAATCGGAGACATGGATGATTTTCAATATCTCAGAAGCAAACGATGGGATCTTGGTGGTGTGCCAAATTGGCGAGCCAACTCCAACAACTCTGTGGTATGTAATTCTTTCACAGATTTGCCTGACGAAATCTGGAAAGGATACATGGGGAATGGAGAACCGTTTGGACTCATCAATCTCAAGCTCTCACGAGCAATTGGACGCACAGGAGAAACTAAGTACAGGGATAAGGATGTTATTGGATTCAATCCGTGTGCAGAGCAGTCCTTGGCTAACTACGAAACTTGTTGCTTGGCTGAGATCTTCCTACCCAACATCGAAAGTAGTGCCGAATTACTGGATGTAGCTACCTACCTATATCGTATTGCTAAGCACAGTCTCAACCTGAACTGTCATCACGAGGAGACAGAAGAGATTGTACACAAGAACATGCGTATGGGCATTGGTGTCACAGGATACCTACAAGCTACAGAGGAACAGAGGAGCTGGTTAAGTGATACCTACACCGCTCTTAGAGAGTACGACCTTCATTATTCGGAAGGACATGGTTGGCCTCCAAGCATTAAGCTCACTACTGTCAAGCCATCTGGTACCCTATCCCTTCTGCCCGGAGTTACACCCGGAGCACATCCTGGGTATGCCCGATACATGGTTCGACGAATTCGACTCAGTGCTAATTCTCCCCTAGTATCTACCATTCGGGAGCACGGATACCCGATTGAACCTGTGCGTGGTTTCGACGGAACACCCGACCGAACGACACTAGTTGCAGAATTTCCATTTAGCTATCCAGAAGGAACTAGACTCGCAGCAGACATGTCTGCCATTGACCAGTTGGAAGTGGTTAGACGACTACAATCTGAGTGGAGTGATAACGCAGTAAGCTGTACGATCTACTATCGCAAGGAAGAACTCCCGGAGATCAAGGAATACCTAACCAAGTATTACGATAAGAACTTCAAGAGCCTGTCGTTCTTACTTCATTCGGAGCACGGCTTCGATCAGGCGCCCTTAGAAGAGATCAGTAAGGAAGAGTACGAAGATAGAGTCAAGAAGTCTAGATTGATTACGTCCGTAGCTAGTGTTGAGTTTGAAGAAGACTTGGAATGCGCTACTGGTGTATGCCCGATTAAATAAAGCTTGACCTGGTTTAGACGTTCCGGTGGCGTCCAATAAGTACCGGCGTTCCATGTAACCGTACCATACGATAAAGGGTATCTGGCGGCGGAACCAGAACTATTACATACATCGGAGAGTTACGGTATGCACCTCGGGAATCAAGGAGCCACTACAATTGGAAGACACCACTCCTACACTTGAATCTTATAAAGAATACACTGATGATGTGGTATCTAAGCTACAGTATTTAGTAGACTTCATGGATAAGTGCGGCTGGCTGGAGGATCATTGCTTTACTTTCAATGACGGAGACGTATGGAGAGCAAGCAATGAGTAGTTTTGTAATTGCAGATTTACACATCGGGCATCAAGGCATTGTACGCTTCACTAAGGAAGATGGAAGTAAGTTACGGCCTTGGGATACAATAGAAGAACACGACAGCGCTTTGATTGACAACTGGAATAGCGTTGTTAATGATAAGGATCTGGTGTATGTGCTCGGAGATTTTACAATGAATCCCCGCTGCATAATTATGGGGACGCTATTAAAGGGCCGCAAGAAACTTGTTCTAGGAAATCATGATACAGGTAGTATCCAGCAATACATTGACGCAGGGTTCGAGAGTTTGCACGGCAGCATTGAACTGGTAAAACGTAAAATCATCATGTCACATATCCCCGTTCATCGCGGCCAAGTAGTACGCTATTCAGGAGGCTGCATTCATGGCCACTTGCACGATCACCAAGTACTACGTGAAGACGGCGTTGTAGATGAGAAGTATCTATGTGTATCAGCAGAGCATACAGCTTTTACTCCGCTGAAATTAGAAGAAGCTATCGAGCGTTTAAAGGGGCAACAGAAATGCCATTAAGTATTAGCGAGTATCAGAATCTAACGAACAAGTTTGCGAAGTATCCCGCAGAGGCAGCTCTGGATTATCTGATCCACGGCCTTACATCTGAAGCAGGGGAGGTAGCAGGCAAGCGTAAGAAGTTTCTGCGGGACCACACTGAGATGAACGCCTTTGTCGGAGACTTAGAAAGCGAACTTGGGGATGTACTGTGGTATGTCGCACAGCTCTGCGAAATAACAGGCTTGTCTATGGAGACTGTGATGGAAGCGAATATTGCTAAGCTCGAAGACAGGTTAGCCCGTAACGTAGTGTCCGGATCAGGAGATAAGAGGTGAAGGTTGAGTACATCACTCACTATGGCACCGACCTATCGGTTGTGAACGCAGCCCGCGTCTCTATGGATAAAGAGAGTGATTGGGAAAAAGAGTACGTCGATGGAGCAGGTAGTTTTCGTTCCGTGTATAAGCTTAGCTCTAAAGACGCTAAGCTAATCAAGTACCTAGCAGACAATCGGCACACCTCTTGCTTCGAGCATCAGGGTGCCACACTGCGTTTGAAGGTGCCGATTTTCATTGCACGTCAGATCCAGAGGCACCGCACGTTCTCGTACAATGAGGTAAGTAGGCGGTACGTCAAGGATAACCTAGAGTTCTACTGGCCTGACAAGTGGCGGAAGGCTGCTGACAATGTGAAGCAGGGTAGCTCTGATGAAGAAGCTGGTCCTTTCCTTAGCGGGTCGCCTGGTAATCTTGAAGAGTACGAGAAAGTTTATGGAAAGATTCCTCTTACTACTCCTCAAGAGCTAGCGGAACTGGCTATGTCATATTGTGTAATGCAGTACAACAGTCTAGTAAAAGAAGGAAAAGTGGCACCGGAACAAGCCCGTATGATACTGCCACAGAACCTCATGACCAGCTTCTATATGAGTGGCAACCTCAGGGCGTGGGCTCACTTCCTTGACTTGCGCCTAGATGCACATGCTCAACGTGAAGTGCAAGAGGTAGCTAAACAGGTCATGGATATCCTTAAACCGCTATGGCCGGTATCAATGGAGGCTCTACTGAATGATACTCGAAAAGGGTGACATGTGGTCAGTCTTCGGTAAGACAGACTTGTTTCTAATCACTACCAATCCTAGCGTCCGTAAAGATGGAGCTGTGGTTATGGGAAGAGGCATAGCCCTAGAAGCTAAGAAGAGATTCCCTAAACTGCCCTACGACTTCGGGATGGGCTATCCAGGGATCACTTCTACAGGACACATAGGAGTTTATGACGGACAGCTTGTAGGATTCTTCATGGTGAAGTACCACTGGAGAGAAGAGGCTAAGCTGAATGTTATAGAAAACAGCGTTAATGAGCTGTGCGAGTGGATCTCTCGGTACGACCGAGTTGATCTAAACTTCCCTGGAATTGGAAACGGTAAGCTGAAACGAGAAGACGTACTACCAATCATCGAGGTACTTCCTGATAATGTCCACGTCTGGGAATACAGTAACACTTGATGAACTCGGTAAATGGTTACAGACGCTCTGCGAGAAGCATCGTAGAGCAGTGCTAGCACAGTGCGGGTTACACAAGGCAACCGATAAAGGAGTACCCAGAGAACGTGTTATGGAAATTCTTGAAGGGCTTGGTTATACTTATGATGTTGGGAGTAACCATTGGATACTTTGAAAGCTATCGACCACCTGATACACGAACAAATGCAACACTGGCAATCCCTCAAGCGCGGATGGGATCTGTGTTCACGCAGCAAGAGATCGGCTGCATTGCTAGGATTGTTTTCAATGAGTCAAGAAATCAGTCTACTCATGGACAGAGAGCGGTCGCGGCAGTTGTCATTAATCGCAGCCTCAGTGCAGGATTCAAATACACAGACCTCTGCGCCATTACCAAAGCCCGAGGACAGTTCCACAACGTAACTCCTAAGCTGCACAATGCTATCGAGCGAAGAGCTATGAAGAAGGCAGTAAAGGTAGCAGAATACGTTACACAGAACTATGGCAGTCTAGATCCAGAGCTACGTACCTTCCTGTACTTCAACTCTAACGGACCTAAAAGAAATTCAACAACTATTGGAGATCATTATTTCAATGCTTAAAACTTTAGCAGTTGTAGCAGCACTGTCTTTAGCAGGTTGCGCCACTACACAGAACAAAACAAACTATGAGAGCTATCTTACGACACAACGCCAGATCCTCGCGGATGAAAATGCTTCATCGCAGGCCGCTAATTTGGCGAAGATCTCCCAGTACGGGGACCTTCGAGCTAGCTGCTCCACTGACGCATGCGTATCGCAGGTGGCTGCATTCCAGTCTATCAGCGATATTGTCACAGCGCTCGCTAGAGGCAATGGAGCTGGAACATCGACGATTGCTGCTCCGCAGAGAGAGCCGAGTCTAAGCGAGAAAGCGCTTGCGTGGGCGAGTGTGCTCGTACCGGGAGCCTCCACTATTATCGGCATCACTGAATCAAATAAGACACAGCGCCACTTGTCAGATAATTCTGCTGCGATTCAAACAAGCCAAAATGCTATGTGGTCCTCAATTATCGGGGAGCAGGCTGCTGCTTGGTCGGAGGCTGCCTCTGCTCCGTCTCTCGTAGTAGGAGGTAATTACGGCACGACTAATACTGCTGGTGCTAATCTAGTTAGTGGTGATGGTAACACTATCGGCACTAACAACTTCAACTCAGGGCGGCTTAACAGCGCAGGTCCGTACGATAGCAACGATGGTAATTGCCGCGATGGTAATAATAACTGTCCGGTCGTAGAACCGACTCCGTGATAGAAACAGGACAATGAGGGTGCTGATTTACGGTGGCAGGGAGTTTGGTACAACCAAAGAAGAAGCTGGATTGGGAGTTGCTTTTCTAGATAAATGTGCAGAAGGGTGGCCCTGCTACGAGCCTGACGTTTACGGAAATACTCTGCCAGATGTCACAGTCATTAGCGGCGGTGCCAAAGGTGCAGATAATCTAGGCATTCACTGGGCCACTATCAACTGGACTGCACTAGAAGTTTTCCCTGCTAATTGGGAACGACATGGCAAAGCTGCTGGCCATATACGTAATCAGCTTATGCTTGATAGCGGAGTAGATGTTGCTGTACAATTTCCAGGAGGCAAGGGTACTGCCGATATGCGGCGTAGACTTGATAAAGCTGGAGTAAAAGTAATAGAGTATCCTCAGTGAGAGTACTTGTTGCATGTGAGTATAGCGGCACGGTGCGGGATGCTTTCCTAGAGGCTGGTCACGACGCCATGAGCTGTGACCTACTACCCTCGCAGACACCAGGACCACACTACCAAGGAGACGTGCGGGATATACTTAATTGGGGTTGGGATTTGATGGTAGCACATCCACCCTGTACTTACCTAAGTGTGAGTGGTATGCACTGGACAGCACGAGGACTGCGCGATCCTCAACTAACCGAGGACGCGCTGACTTTTGTGCGGGAATTGTTGGAGGCGCCAATTCATCATATTGCATTGGAAAATCCTGTATCCGTAATTTCTAGTCGTATCCGAAAACCAGATCAAATCATACAACCTTGGTGGTTTGGTGAGGATGCCAGTAAAAAGACATGTTTGTGGTTACATAATTTACCACCTCTTATTCCTACACAGTATGTACCTCCTAGAATGGTAGGAAACAAAGCACGCTGGGCAAACCAGACTGATTCAGGGCAGAACCGACTAGGCCCGTCAGTCGATAGATGGAAGATTAGAAGTAGTACATATCCTGGAATAGCTAAAGCTATGGCTAAACAATGGCCCGAACATATTGAACGAACATGAATAATCAGTTTCGACACTACTCGGTAGAAGAACTATTATATGTAGCTAATCTTAACCTCAAAGACTTTGAGCGCAGAGAGTTTACTGATCTGATCCAAGAGTTAGCGAAGCGTCTGCGGGAGTTACTGCATGGAACAGTTAGACTTAAATAAGGCAGTGGCACTATTTGATCTGGATAGTGCCGTGTATCGTTCGGGATTTGCTTGTGAATCCAAGAGCTACTTCGTCTGGCAAGGTGATACCTTGATCTCTACGGTCAAGACTATGACGGAAGCCAATGAGATAGCTAAGGTCCTAGGTTTTCCTGAGGACATTGAGATACGCCATCAACAGACTGTTGAGCCTGTGGAGAATGCGCTGGCCAACATGAAGAACATCATCGAGCGTACTAAGTCTAAGTTCAATTGCCCGTGGGAGTTATATCTCACGGGTAAGGGTAACTTCAGATATGACCTAGCTAAGACTTTGCCGTACAAAGGTAACCGCGAGTTGATGCTCAAGCCGGTACACTATGGCGCTCTTAGGAACTACGCTATGAAATGGCACGGCGCTAGGAACATCGAGGGTATGGAGGCCGATGATGAGATTGGTATCCGCAGCACAGAACTGATCGCTGAAGGTAAGATTCCGATCATTGCTTCTATCGACAAGGACCTTAAGCAACTAGGAGGGTGGAACTATGATTGGGTTAAAGATGTTCTAACGTACATCCCAGAACTAGAAGCCAAGAGGTTCTACTACACTCAGATCTTGACGGGGGATAGAACAGATAATATTCCCGGCATTGACGGAGTAGGTCCCAAGACAGCAGAGAAGATGTTGGCTAGTGCTCGTAATGAACGAGAGATGCTAAAGATTGTGAAGCAAGCATATAAAGATAACCGTATCTTAGAGAGGTTACCAGAAATTGGAACATTACTGTGGCTCCAGCGTACCAGAGAAATCAAGACGTGGGGTAACTATACTAGTGATCCTGGCGTTTGTGCTGAGCACAGCGATCTGGAACGCAGCGTATGGCAAGAAACTAGAACAGATACAGAATCTACAAGCTGAGAATAGAATGTTGGCAGAAGCTGTCATATCTCTGTTACAGCAGCCCGTATCTTGCACAGACAATAGAACAGTGAGTAATGAGTAAGAAACCACGTAAGATCAATGTGTATCGCTCCAAGTTCGAGCAGACAATTGCTACGGATCTACGCAAGAGGAAGGTACAGTTCGAGTATGAAACTCTGAAACTACCCTTCATCGAACCTGAATCCAAGCACGTGTACAAACCTGACTTCATCCTGCCTAACGGTATCTGCGTTGAAGCCAAAGGCAAGTTCGACAACGAGGCGCGTAAGAAGATGGCTATTGTCATCGAGCAGTACAGAGGCACAAGAGATATCCGTATGTTGTTCATGCGAGACCAGCCTCTACAGAAAGGCGCTAAGAACTACTACTCTGATTGGTGTAACGCTCGGGGTATTCAGTGGGCCATAGGGCATGTACCGGAGGAGTGGCTTGATAAGTAAACATTATCCAGATAACAATCCCAAGACTCTCATTGGAAGTAAGAAGGTTCCCCTGCATTTAGTCCCGCCAAGTGCCAAGCACTATTTGGCGCTAGCATTAGAAGATGGAGCTAACAAATATGGTCCTTACAACTATCGTGAATTTCCAATCTCTATCTCTACCTACAAGTCAGCAGCCGAACGTCATCTGGATGCTTTCTGGGACGGAGAAGATCTAGCACCTGATAGTAAGATTCATCATCTAGCGCACGCTATGGCATGCTGCGCTTTGATGTTGGATGCACTTAGTATCGACAAGTTGGTAGATGATCGCCCTATCGCAGGGGCTTCGCCTAAGTTACAGATTGAGTACTATAACCAACGTAAGGAAGATTAATGAGTATTACAATTACCGACCACGAACCGCAAGTAACCTTGACTAAGCGCGAACTTCGCATGATCTTCAATGCACTTGACGGTGCTTACTCAGAGATCGAAGCAGCCGTTGCAGACGGAGATGTTAAGGAAGAGGTACAGACAGAGATGGAAGAAGCACTAAAAATTATTCAGAGGTATCTCCGATAAGATGCGCACCTTGTATTTGGATGTAGAGTCAAGCTTTCTACTCGCCGGTGTGTGGAGTCTATGGAATAATAACGTAGCCCTCAATCAGTTACTTAGTACCGGACAGCTTCTAAGCTGGAGTGCTAAGTGGAAGGGTTCTAAAGCTACGATGGAAACGCGGTGGTGGGATGAATGGGACTTCCTCGAACGATTGCATGCGCTGCTATCTGAGGCTGACGTAGTTGTCAGTTACAATGGTAAGCGGTTTGATATTCCGATGATTAATCGGGAATTCATTAAAGCTGGGTATAAACCCCCTGCTCCATTCAAGCAGGTAGATCTACTAGAGACTATCAAAAAGCAGTTTCGTTTACCTAGCAATAAGCTGGAATTTGTACTCAAGGACTTCGAGGTAGGTACCAAGATGCAGCACGAGGGCTTCGGCCTCTGGATCAAGTGCATGCAGGGGGATGAGAAGGCCAAGGCCACGATGATTAAGTACAATCGCAAAGACGTGACGGAGCTTGAGAAGCTGCACAACCGTCTAGACGGCTGGATCGTTGGGGCTCCCAACGCTGCTCTATACCTAGATAAGCCTGCTGCCGGCCCTGTGTGCGTGCAGTGCGGATCAGTTCATGTACAATCTAGGGGCTATGCGTACACTAACACAGGTAAGTTCCAGCGTTTCTTTTGCACGGACTGCGGTGGCTGGAGTCGGGCCCGCTATACAGAAGTAACTAAAGAAGCGCGTAAGAATATTTTGATGAACATCGCTTTGTGATTCAGCATAGGAGATAATAAATGCAACTGACATTAGAAGAAAGTAATCTATTAGAAGCGCTTAGTAGATACCCAGACTTGATAGACGATTTGAAGGCACTAAACATCTTAGAAAACTTGGTAAAACGAAAGCGAGACCCACTTGTAAAGACAGGCAGCTATCCGCCTGCTAAAATTGTTGATCCAACTGCTGAGTTTAAAAACAAGGTAAATCCGGTACCTGATCCTTGGAACGGGCTGGATCCTTGGAGCGTGCGATATGATCAGCGTCAGTACCTCAACTCCCAGAAAGGAGAAACCTCCTGATGGGATTGGTCATTAGTAACCATCCAAAGATGATTGCTATGTGGGCAAAACGATTGTTTGAGATTCGCGGAAAGTACGGACGTACTACCGCCGAGAAGTGGGCTAATCATATGTTCCCTGAGAAGGAAACTATGGAGCTAATCAATAAGGAATTGCAGCGAAGAACTGCGCAGAGTTAATGAAAGAATTTGAGATACGAAGCAAACTCGATAACATCGTCGGTGCCTTGGTCTACTTTGAGCAGACAACCGGAGCTAATATTCCTCAAGGCATCTTCGATGAACTATCTAAACTGGAAGGCATGATCTTTAATGACCGACCTAGTACAAATGATCGACAGTACGAGATTCAATTTACCAACGCCGACTAGCTGGATTCCCTATACAAAGGGCGAAGATGTACCTACAGGCTGTGTGCTTGTAGCTCTAGTATCACAGGAAATAGAAGAGGGGGAGATACTGCGCTCCCCCGTTATATGTGACTTCAATGCTGAACTGAAGACATTTATAGATGCCGATCAAAGGGCCCTAGAAGCTATGGGCACAGTAACGGATTATCACGTCCTTCACTTTCCAGACGGAGAGTTACTTTACATCTGACTCATAATCTGATATACACTTAGAAAGTAGAGCTTGCTTGTACTTACACACTTGGTAGTCAACAATCAATCCCTTCGCGAAAGCGCGGGGATTTTTGTTTAGCTCGATCTCACTGCACGGAGCCATTGCTGTTGGCGGGCACCACAGAGGATCCCTCTCCGGTTTCACGAATGAGTTCTTCAAGTTCCCGCAACTCTGCATCAGAATACAAGCAGCTATCAGCAATAGGTTTTGCAGCTTCACGTTCAACCTCACGTTTACGAACAGCATCTAGTGTAGATACTCTAGAGCCAACTACCTTCTCCTTCTCAAGAGCAATCTTGCCCTCCTCCGCTAAGCGCGTACTGCGTTGTTCCCAGTAATTCGCCTTAGCTTCCGCCTGCTCTAGTTCACAGGCTGCTACGCCTTTATTGTACTGAGCATGTCTATCCCACACCCACGCTCCAACGATACAGGACGCCAGTCCTACATAGACAAAGAGTTTGTACGGAGCCAAGAAGGCTCCTATTGCCTTAAACATTATAACTCCTTGGCTAGGCAAACGCAGCAGCAACTGCACGCTGACTGGAAAACAACTGCGTGATAGTGACTACTCCGTTTGTAGCGACATCG